TATCGTGAGATAGATTTGCCGTCTCTCCAAAGAATACGAGTTCAACGTCTGCGTACTTGCCCTTCTGAACGTATATCGCCTTCACCTGGACGAAGCCCCGCATTACCGGAATGGTGTTGTATGTAAGCTCCGCGTCTACTTTGGTCTTAGGATCCCAATCCGGAATTAGTCCGAATTCGTTAACGGGGCCGAAGTAATCTTGGTTCTTCTTGGTGAGGGGTACGCGGAAGGTCTGCGAAAAGTTCGAACTGCTTGCGTTAATCTCTTGCAAGTTGCTGAACTGATACGAGAGGTTCACGGGTTCATTCTCGTACAACTCGATTTCGTTTCCGTCGATCGTAAGTCTTAGCATCGGATGATTTGTGCGAGTTCAACGTCGAACGAAGTAACGAATACCTTCGAAACGGTTTCTTCTTCTACCTGCATCGAGTTCGTAGAGATGGTAACGGGAAGCCACGTATCGTCGATTCGCGCCATTACGTTTTTACTCCTCATACAGTATTGAAGCAACGTGAGTTCCTCGATTGTGAGGATACCGTTTAACTGGTAGCGTTCTTTCGCTTCGAGTTGATACGGCTTTATCTGTCGCTCGCTGCCTCCCAACTGAAATTGGGATGCGCTGTAGTCGCCGACAATCTTTCGATAGGTCTTCTCTTCCCTTGTGAGCGTCTTTTGCTTTTTGCCGTTAAAGCGCAGGTAATCCCAACCTCCGCGCGTATTGGCCCACGCCAATTGAACCGCTTCGTTCTTATTGTGTCGGCAGTCGTTGGTAATACGTAGCGTGTTGCCCGTTGGCCCGCTCGAAGTGGACGGAATTACATCGTAATAATCCCACCCCCCGGTTACGCCGTTTAACTCGTTTGTAAGGGCTGTAAACGAAGCCGGGTATACATATGCGTACAACAAGCTACCGTCGGTTGTGGAGTCGCCCCAGGAAGTAGTGGGAACGAGGCCGCCGTTGGTGCTATTAATCTCGTATTCGAGAGTGGCTTCCTGACTCCCTGCCGTGTCGTAAACCTTGAACGTGAGCTGCGTAATGTGCGACCCGGTATCGTCCGAGTTAATGAAGGCGGCGACCCCGTTATCTTCAATCGCTGCCTTTACGTTTATTACGTTGCTAACGGGTACGCGATCCGTTAACCATACCTTCTTTGTGGTAGCCGTACCGTAGTAATCCGAGAACGACGGGAACAGCCCTTGCGAGAGTTGCTCGTATCCGTCGAAGAGGTAGTAATATGATGAAATATCTTCCGCGAGGGTTTCGCTGCTTCCGTCGAAGTGTCCCACCTTCAAACGGTATCGTTTAATATTTCCGTTGGAGCGGGAATACATCTTGTTGTTGAGTGAGTGAATCGTTCCCGTCTGACCAAATTTAAAAGCATCGACTTCCAAGCGTCCCAAGATAGCCTCCGACAAATCGAAGAAAGCAGTATCTGCGGGGTTGGGGGTAAGGTAAACCTTGGAAATAATTGTACCGTTCTCCTCTACCTGGACAATAAAGCGGTAGTCGTCCGTAACGGTTATGTCCGGTATGATAGTAAAAAGGAGCTTTTGCCCGGCTGGTATCCAGGAGCCTCCTGCGGGGCCGTTGTCAATTGATGCCATTACTTAACTGTAATATTTCCGAGTTTCAATTTAAACTTGTCTTTTATATCCTCCGCTACCGCGTCGCCGATCTGCTTGTTGAAGCGACCGGAGACAGCTACGAAGGCTTTCTCATAGAACCGTAGTCCAACGATTCCCTTACGTTTGACGCTGCGAGCGATTAAGAAGGCGAGCGAGTTCATATTGCTTTGGCTCTGTTTCTTGAACCTTCCCTTCTCATCGCGTAGGCGGATGCCCTTCGAACGGATCCACGGCAAGAATACTTTGGAAGGGGGTTGCTTCCGAAATCGAAAGAAGGGGCTTTTCTGGTTCTTCTCCGTCCCGTTTACGCCCCAATGGATGAACGCGGCGTACTTGTTGGCTTTGCCCCTTGCGCCGAAGGTAACCTCCCGCACTTCGTTACCGCGTACCCGGACGCGATACGACAGCGACCGTTTGAGTGTTCCGGTTGCTACGCCGTAATTCTTGTTCTTGCCGATTCTTCGCCCTCCGAGGTGGCGTTTAGCGGATTTAACTACCTCATCGGCAAAGCGAATAATTACCTCGTTGAGATTCTTCATCCGTTACATAAGGCTTTCGATCGCTTCAATGTCCTCTTGCCTTAAACCGTCACCATCTACGCTCAACTGCATACCCGTATGTACTGCGTCGCTATGAACCCCGAGAACGTGATTCACGAAAAGGTGAGGCCCAGTTACTTTGATAACCGCGTCTATTTGTTCTTGCGTGTATTCCATTATAGTATCGTCATATCGGAGTTCGTTAAATCCATTTCGAGCGTATCGTTTATTACGGTGTAATTCGTTCCGTCTGTCGAGCCGCTGATAGTTACATACCTCGCGCTCGAACCGCTGTAAAATCGAATGGTTCCACCGTCAAACGTATAACTGGCCCCCATATCAATATCCAAATAGTTGTTCGCCGATGATGTTGTAAGGCTCCACCACCACGTTGAGGTAGAAGAATCAAACGCTTTGAATGGCGCATACGTCGAACTATAGGTATGCCCTGCGCTTGCAACAAAAGGACTAGGTAAATTGTCGGCAGTCATATCGCTTGGATAATCTACTGAGCTGCTTGTATATCGCCAGTCCCGAATACCCAAGTGGGCGCTGCTGTTGTTGCCGGAAGAATCAACGCCACGGCAGCGAAAGTATCTGAAAGTAGCAGTTAACTTACTGTAAGTTGCCGTCGCTTCTGCTGATTGTACGAAATCGCCGAACTCCTGAACACGGACTTTTATTGTTCTCGTAGAGGTTGAAGTATTAGTATCTGACCAGCTTAAAACCCCGTTCGTATTGGTGATGTTGTCGTTACTGACTATTTCCGTCCCTCCAATAAAAACAGAGGCGCTAACGTGCGGGTCTGTATATGCACTTCCATAGTTCGTAATCGTTATCGTTTGGTTTGTGCCGTAAATATCGGATGGAGTGGAAAGCGTGGGCGTTGTTGTTGCTGTTCCCCCGCTTGTGGATGGAACATCTTGTTCGTTAATCTTTGCGATATCTGCCATTTCGATTCCGTTATTTTTATTGATAGTAGGCATTAGGCAAGCTCGATAAAGTCGTTCGACGGATTGAACCAAATTTGTCCGTTCGTGCTGTCGAGGCAATAACCAACGACGCGAACAATATCTCCCGTTCCCGAAGGCGCGGTACTGGTAATGTCTCCCGCATCAACGCCCGCTTGAGAAGCAGCACCTACATACAACTCTTCCCCGATTGTTCCAGGGTCGTGGTCGAGCGTAAACATTCCCCGCAATAACATCCCGTCAACGTCCGGATCGGTTCCTAATGCGATGGCTAACAAAACGCCCCCTGCTGTACCCGTTGCGTCTGCATCGGCAAGTGTCCAACCGCCGCTACTGTTCAAATAGTGCAGAGCGCCTTGTGTTGTGGATCCCGTACCAATTTTAACAACGTCGCCGTTGAAACTGTAGTCGGTATCCGCTGTTTTACTGAGTGTTATTCCGTCGGTTACTTCTAAAGTGCCGTTTACGGTCAACGCATCTTCAACGGTAGTTGTTGCGTTTCCGCTTGAATCCACAGCTACAATAAACTTATCGTCGCCCGCTGCGTTTTCGCAAAGTATATGCGTTTTGCTATCGTTTTTCGTATTCAGTAATGTACTGGAATTTGGCGTTGCCAAAGAACCTAATGCGAGCGGTTGGTTTATTTGAAATCTGTTTGAACCTGTGTATGCGACCCAAATATTACCGACGGTGGTGCTTTTTAGCTTTATATGATTGGATGCAATTTCCAGCCTTCCCGTATTGGCATTATCGGTAAGATTAATCGTGTCGGCAGAAAGGTTAATGTCCCCAGTTCCATCCGGCTCAATTAAAATATCTGCGTTTCCGCTGCTTGTAATCTTGTTGCCGTTAACGTCTAAATCCCCTCCAAGTTGTGGCTCTGTGTCATCCACTACCGCAGAAATACCACTACCTGTTCCATTGGCTGCCGCTGTGATTCTACCCTGTGCATCGACAGTAATATCTGCGTTGGTATAGCTTCCTGCAGTAACGGCTGTATCGTCGAGGTTCAACACGACGTTGCCCGTTGTAGGGCTTGCCGTTAATCCCGTGCCGCCTGTTACATCGTCAACGGTGTTTACTTCTGCACCTTCTTCGATACCTGCGAGCTTCGTAGCGTCCTCGCTTGGGTAACTGTTCTTTGCTGTGTTTGCCGTTATCGCGTTGGCTTGTGCCGTGCTTATCGTCGTGGTATCTCCTGCAAGTGCGGTTGTACTCGTAGTGCCTAACTGCAATAGCGCGGTATCTCCTTCGAGGGCTGTTCCTGCGCTCGTTCCAAAGCCCGGAAAAGATGTCTTCGCGGTATTCGCTTGCACCGCTGAATCTTGGGCTATATCGCTCGTAAGTGCGAGCGTTCCGGCGGTAGCGGGTAGCAAAACGGTAATATCGCCCGATGCGTTAGGTACTCGAAGCCAAATCTTATCTCCGCTCGGATCCTCGAACTTGAACGTGTTACCACTCTTTATAATCGTTTCCGCTACGTCTTCGGTCGTCGTCCCTTCTATTCGAATCGCGGTAAATTCTGCGGATCCGTCGGAGTCCGTTGCAACGGTAATATCTACGACACCCGGCGAGCTTTCCGTTATGGATATACCCGTAAGGTTTACCTTCATTGCAGCCGTGGTAGCTTGCAAGTCAATATTACCCTTTGTGGTATCGTTGAGCGTGTCGAACATCTGCGCCCCCGTACCGCTCGATTTGAAGTTTGCGAGTAGTTGTTGCAGCCCTGGGTTTAGTTGGAACTTGGTCGTTCCGCTATTGTACGAAAGCACATCCCCGCCCGATGGAGTGCCGACAATATCAACGTCGGATAAATCGTCCAGGGATTCTGCCCCTCCCCCTCCGGTATCGAGGGTAACTACTCCGTCGCCGTCATCGGTTAATGTGCCGTTCGTTACTTTGATTGTGCGAACGCTGAGAACATCGGTAGCACCATCGACCGTCAACATTCGAAGGATACCCCGTCGGGCATACGCTACTTCGTCCCCGCCTTCGGGGCTAACCCCATCGATTGGAGCGTTACACGCGTCCCACTCGTAAGGGATGGAAACGGACAGATCCAACAGCACCCCGGAGAGTACGTTCTTCGTTTCTTCTTCGAGGGGGGTAGTCGTTGCGTTTACTACTTCATAATCCTGTGCGAACAAGAAGATGTTTCCGCCGTTCTTGATGTCTGCAATGATGTCTTCGGCACATTGCTCCGCATCGCTTACAACCTCCTTCTGTCGGTCTACCTTCTTCGTCTTATCGGCGGGTACATCGAGGATATATATCTCAAGGTTGTACGTCTTCGTTCCCGGATCGTAAGTGGCTCCTGTATAAACCAGGTGCATCAAGGGGAACGATGTAAACTTTGCGAGGTCTACGTCGTCGGGTGAACCAAACGAAAACGACTTGATGAAGAAGTGATTCTCCGCGAATACCTTAAAGCGTTCTACTATGTTATTGAACGTGATCATTTGCGAGCTTGTCTTTTAAATACGAAAGGTGTTGAAATACCACTTGTATAGGGAGTTCCGTAACCTTGTCCATCTTGAGGAGGTCTTCTCCTGCGAGGGCGTGGAGGACGTGATACCAGCCCCACTTTTCGCCGACCGGATCGCTGCCTCCGCTACCTCCAGTAAAGAGGACTTCATATCGAGCAGCAGTTCGTTTCTGGTAGTCCAAAAAAAAAGCAGCGTACCGGATACGAGGTCGGCGGGCATCTCCTCGAAGATTGACGCGTCTTCTTTGGCCGTGTATTTCTTCACCTCGTATTTCTCTCCGAGTTCGTAGGTAACCTCCCGGAAGAGAACCGCCATCACTTTGTGCGCGTTCTTCCAGAAGTCTTCGAGGTAGGTTTCCAG